GAGAGCATGACGCACAGGGCTTTTCGGGTGCAGACACAGAGTTTGGGCACAGCCTGGCTCAGCGTGCCCAGCAAGGGCGTGCCTACACTGTCAAGCAAGCGCAGGGCGCACTCAAGCTGGTCAACAAGTACCGGCGGCAGTTGGGCGGCGAGGCTGTGGTGCAGGCTTTCCTGGTTAATCCTGTGTTTAAGGCCCAGCCCTATGATCCTGCTGCTGCCCCTGCTCCCGAGGCTAGCCCCAACAACAAGCCTGCGGACCGCGAGCTTGTCAGCAAGGACACCCTGGCAGTTTTCAAGTTTCGCTATGACCCCGAGCTGGTTGCAGCTATGAAAACCATTCGTGGCTCGCACGGCGACAAGCGTTTTTATGCCAGCTGGGACCCGCAAAACAAAGTGTGGACCGTACCGGTCAATACCACCAGCATCTGGCTGATCATGGATGTAGCGGAGCGGTTTCGCTTTTCCGTGGAAGAACGTTTTAACGAATATGTCCGTAAAATACAAACCAAAACCAGCGACAGCCGCATGATGCTGGCACTTAACGGCGGACAGAACATTGTTGTTGACGATGGCATGATTACAGTTGCCATTGCTGATCCTGATATTCTCAAGGAGTTCCAAGATGCACTCGCTTCCTGAAGGTTTTGACCGTGAGCTTCTCAAAGAAGCTTTTCTCGACATGCCCACGCCCCATGGCGCTGTTTTTGATGATCTCCGACGGTGGTGTGGCAAGTGCCTTGTCCCCGTAAGAGGCTGTGAGGCTGTGGTAGGTAATTCCTGGGCTGACAAGATTTGTCCCCAATGCACAGCAATTTGGCCTGAGTTTATTGATCTCTATCAAATGTGGATGATGATGGAACATGACGAAGACGAAGAGGGCACAGAAGTGCTCTATGTGAACTGATCATGGAAACTCAACATTTCATGGTGGTCCGCCAGGACGACAACGGTTGTAGGTATGCAGTAGCAGACAAGCTTAGCCAATACGAGGCTGACTTGCTAGCTCTACGACTGTCAGCTCGCGGACACAAACAAACTTTTTTTGTGCAAAATTGGACCACTGCTCAGCAACGTAGGGACTTTTTGATGTGTGATTAAAGCACGTAGCAACAGGCAAGTAAGTATCAAACAGCAAGTGCAGTTGGGAAACCAACTGCACTTTTCTTTTGCTTGAATCTCCGGCTGAAACTGTTATAAATATCAAAAACAACATCCAGCACAATAGGACATTAACATTGCAAAGACTGTTTTATGGCTATAGCACAGTGGAAACCAACGTCAAAAATCAGCAGTTTGCTGACATTGAGTTGGTAAAACGTGATTTACTTAATGCTTTTTACACCCGTCCCGGTGAACGAGTCATGATGCCAGAATATGGCTGTGCTATTTGGAACATGTTATATGATCCTTTTGATGATTTAACACGACAAAACATAGTAGATGAAGTGCAAAAAGTAATCGATGGTGATCCTCGTGTGCAAGCTAACAGTATTGCAGTAAATGCGTTTGATCAAGGTATAAGGTTACAAATGGATTTGTTTTATGTTCCATTTAACGCAATAGGGACATTTAGTTTGGACTTTGATCGTCGTACAGCAGAAAGTTATTAATAGAGATCCTCATGGCAGTTACTCAACAACAGCGTCAAAGCCAACTTTTTTATGCTCAAGATTGGCGAGTTATATATCAAGCATTCTCCGAAGTTAATTTTGCAGCTTATGATTTTGATACCATACGTGCAGCTATGGTGGATTACATAAGACTGACTTATCCTGAAGATTTCAATGACTGGATTGAAAGCAGCGAGTTTGTTGCTATTATTGATCTACTAGCATACCTGGGACAAAGCTTGGCTTTTCGCATGGATCTCAACACACGCGAAAACTTTATTGAAACTGCCACACGGCGTGAAAGTATCATACGTCTTGCCAGGATGTTAAGCTATAATGCTCCAAGAGCCATGCCCAGCCAAGGTTTGCTAAAAATAACCACAGTTATTACAAACCAAGACTTATATGATGCAACAGGCCAAAATCTCAAAAATGTTCCTATAACTTGGAATGATCAAAACAATGCTGATTGGTTGGAACAGTTTATCTTAGTCATCAACAGCAGTTTAAACAGCAACAACTATTTTGGAAATCCAGTTAAAAGTGGCATTGTAAACGGTATTGCCACCGAACTTTACCAAATGAATACCAACAACAATGGTAGTAGTGTGTTTCCCTACACCAGTAACACTGCTGGCAATACCATGGACTTTGAACTGGTCAATCCAGACTTTTCCATTGCAGATATTACAAGTGTTGCAACATCAACTAGTGGTATATTTTACGAACGGGCTCCCAATCCCACAAACAGTTGGTATTTGATTTACCGCAGCGATGGACTGGGTAATACCAGTGCAAATACTGGATTTTTCCTAATGTTTAAACAAGGACAACAGGGGTACACAGATTATCAGTTGGACTATCCTGTTGCCAATCGTGTGCTGGATGTAAACGTCAACGGCATCAACAATATTGATGTGTGGGTGCAAAATGTTGACAGTCAAGGCAATGTGTTGAAAGATTGGACTGCTGTAAGCAGTGTGAATGGATTCAATGTTATCTATAACAGTCTTAACAAAAATGTTCGAGATATATACAGTGTTTACACACGAGACAGCCAGGGCCAAGACCAAATTAGCATAAGATTTGCTGATGGAAACTTTGGTAGCGTGCCAACTGGCTTCATACGTGTGACATATCGCCAAAGCAATGGCTTGGCTTATCAAGTACGTCCTGTTGACATGCAAAATATTAACTTTGCATTTACTTACAATGACAACCTCAACAACTCATTCAACTTGGTATTATCCGCAAGTTTGCAAACAACAGTGGCAAATAGCCAACTGCGTGCCAGCAATCAACAAATACAACTTGCAGCTAGCCAAAACTACTATACTCAAGACCGCATGGTCACCGGCGAAGACTATAATGTATTCCCCTTGACTAACACACAAGCACTGAAAGTCAAAGCTGTAAATCGCACATACAGTGGACAAAGCCGCTTTCTTAACATAAACGATCCCACCGGCACTTATCAAAACATAAAGCTTGTCAGCACCGATGGCATCTTGTATGACGAGCCTGGCACCAACAAAGTGGAAGTCAGTGTGGCTAACACTCAAAACAGTCTAGCTCTTGTAACCAATTACATTCAACCCATGCTGACTGGCAGTCAAGGACAGCAACGTGTAGCTCAAGAAGTCAAAGACTTTTATTATTATTACTATCCGCGAGCTAACTTGCAAAGTCAAGGCACAACTGTTTGGCAAACTGCAACAAGCAGCAGTCAAATTAGCACTGGTGCATTGTATCAAGGAAATGTTGCCCAAACTGTAGGTAGCAACGTTTCGGTAAGCAGTGTGTTTCACGTAGTTGCTCCCGGCGCTTTATTTTATGCCAACAACACATGGTGTGAAGTCACTGCTGTCAACCAACAAGGTGTAGGAACCAACAATGGCTTGTTAAGCACTGGCCAGGGAGCCATAAGCATTACTCCACCTCTTATAGCCAACACTATTGGGTACCAGCCCACGGAAATAATTGCCAGTTGGAATCCCTTGTTCAATGCCCAAGAAACCTCAGATATTCAAACTGCTTTGGATAGAAAAAACAAATTTGGGATTCGATATGATTATCTAAATGCGCAATGGAAAGTTATTACCAGCGGCAATATCAATCCCGGTGCTTGGAGTTTATCTAACAGCGGTGACACTACCAACACAAATCGTGATAGCAGTTGGTTGCTGTTGGCTGCGTTTACTGGCAGCACATGGACATTCACAGCTCGCGCACAGCGATATGTTTTTGAAAGTGTGCGAGATGTTAGATTTTTATACAACACTCAATACAAAACAATTGACATAAACACCGGTGATGTCAAACAAGACAGTATAACAGTATTAGACATCAACACTGCCCCACAAGATCCCACAACTACAACTCCCGCCCCAGCTTTGGGCGCCAACTACATTTGGCGCATACTAGGGCAAGACATTTATCCTGATGGTTATGTGGATAACACCAAGGTCTATGTAAGTGGTGAAAACAATCCCCTGGGCTTGCCACTAAATCCCAACCAATATGATATAATTGTAGACCCAGAAAACATCGCACAGCGTATGATATTTTGGACTTTAGTTCCCACAAGTGATGGTTACGAATATTGGCAGCCACGTGTTATTCCCACAAGCCGCATTTATACATATGCCAATCAACTGCCACCTGCAAGTGATCCCCTTTGGAGTCAAGGTGAAGTTGCATATGTGATGACAACTGGACAATTTTATCAGTGGATACGCCGGGGTCCCAGCGGCGAGTTGCTGCTTGTGACCAATAGCTGGAAAATGAAAATAGGCCGCCGTGGTTTAAAATGGATTTATGATCATTATGCTCCCAACGAGCAACGTATTGATCCAGCTATAATGAATATTGTTGACATATATGTGCTTACAAGCACATACGATACAGATTTGAGAAACTGGATAGCAACAAATGCTCCAGCCAGTGCTGAACCACAAGCGCCTACTAGTGAACAACTGCGCAGTGTTTTTTCAGGCTTGGAAGCATTTAAAACCATGACCGACCAAATAATATGGCATCCAGTGAAATATAAAGTAATATTTGGAAATCAAGCTCCTCAAGAACTACAAGTGCGTTTCAAAGTCATCAAAGCATCGGGCACCACAGTAACTGACAATGAAATTAAAAGTCTTGTTATAGGAAGTATTAACGAATACTTTAGTTTGATTAACTGGGACTTTGGACAAAGCTTTTTCTTTACCGAACTTGCTGCTTACATACATATAAGATTAGCACCGGTTATAGCCAGCGTGGTTATAACTCCTTTAAATACTCAAGCACAGTTTGGCGATTTGTTTGAAATCAAATGCCAACCTGATGAAATATTCATTAGCAGTGCTAGAGTAACTAACGTAGATATTGTACAAGACTTCACCAACGCAACACTGGGTATAACACATGGCTAATCGCAAAATAGTAGAGTTACTTCCTCAAGTTAATCAAACAGCAGCATTAACGAAGTTTTTCAATGCCACTGTGGACCATTTGTTCCAACCAGAAAACAGTGAGTTTCTAGCTGGGTATGTGGGCAGTCATCCAGTCTATTACAATCCTGTTACAGATTTTTATGTTCCCGAGCCCACTAGCGATAGAGAAAAATATCAACTTTCACCCACTGTGGTCAGTCGTGATCCACAAAATGGTGCAGTGCAAAACATTTTGTTTTATGATGACTTGTTAAACAAACTGCGGTTGCAAGGTGCAATAACTTCAACTCCCGAGCGTTTGTTTAACAATCGCTACTATAGCTGGAGTCCTCCAGTAGACATCGACTTGTTTTTAAACTGGAATCAATATCGCTGGGTTCCACAAGGTCCTCGACGTATTGATTTGCTTGATGTAACTGACTTTTATCAAAATATTCGCGGGCAGTCAAGTTACACTTACACTGGCAGTTATGCAATAGCCAACGCTGATGGCAGCAATGGAACATCACAAACAGGTTCTATTATTTTTACAACAGGATTGAAAATAAGATTCCTAGCTGACAGTCGTCCTGAATACAACAACCAGGACTGGATAGTTTGCAATGTTGGTGAAAAAATCCTACTAGTGAACGACGATTGGGCAAGTGATGTCACAAATGGTTTGCGAGTGTTTGTGGATCAAGGGCCAATATATCATGTGCAAGAACGTGGAACCTTAAACGGCAACAGTTATAGTTTAGCCAACAGATGGTTCCATTTAGATGTCTTGAATGTCAGCCAAACACTGGCTGTGGAAAATCCACAAAACAGCCTAACTGAAACTTTTGCCCTGCCTCCGCAACGGCCTATTTTGCAATATCTACGCAACTTGGAGTTAGGGAACCAAGGCACAACCAGCCGTGGTTATATTAACTTCACAAGCAGTGATCCCAACTTTATTGCAACTTACACAGGGCTTGCCAATCCCGCAATAAATGGTCGATCTTTGCAAGATGGTGATTTAATCTTGGTTATAAATGATCAGGATTCTCATGTAAACAACAGAATATACCAAGTAAGTGGTTTATCCACTATTGGACAATGTGTGTTAACCGCACAACCGCGCTCACCCTCGGACAGCAGCACACTAGCACAACTGGGTGATCAAGTTTTATTGATAGAAACAACAGGTGCTATTGAGACATGGCACTATACAGGTGCGTCTTGGCAATTGGGACAAAGTGTATCGACTGGTAGTCGTCCACTTTGGATGCTTTATGATGGTTCCGGCATTGCCTTAAATGATCTAGGTGCATACCCCGGTAGCACATTTACAGGCAGCTTGTTGTTCAGTTATCAAACAAGCGACTTCCGCACAACAGATGCTTATTTGGGTATAAGTGTGGAACTAAATGAGTTTGGTGATTGGATATTTGAAAACCATCAACAAACTGACACGTGGACATATTTGCTTGACAACATTGCCACAGCGATTGGGGGCTGGAAATATTCCCGCATAGCTGCTGATGATTTTGTCCCGGAACAATATGCCAACGGATGGTATCAAGCTCAAAGTGACAGCCGACAGTATCTTGATTTGCAATACGTCATGGATCAAGGAACACTTTTGGGTGTAGGCGAGCAAAACAAAGTATTTTCAGGTTTAGCTTATCCCAACAATGCCCTGCTCATGCCCACAGGCGTGGAAATACCTGCTAATGAGGCAAACGATGTCCCCAGTGTAAATGTCATTAGAAATCGTCAAGGTGTTCTCTCACAGTTGTTGCAAAACACTGATTATAATGTCGAGAACACCAGTGTTGTCTTGGTCAATAATGCTCAAGAGCAGGATAGATATTTTATCAGCGTTTGGAGCAACAACCAAGTGCCCACAACACAACAAGGTGTTTGGCAGACACCCTGGAACCTAGCTAGAAATCCCAACAACCAAGATATAAGTGCTGTAAGCCGTGGTGAATACCTAGAACATTTGTCCAGCATGATAGCTAATCAAACTGGTTTTACTGGTGATAGTTTGGGATTTAATAACTGGCGCGATACTGCCAGAAATCCCAGCCTGGGCACTTATATTTTACAACACAACGCACCCATGCTCAAACTAGGGGTATTAAACTCTACTCCGCAAACAGATATTAACAGTATTACAGGCTATACTGATCCACAATTGGTGATTACTTGGGCTGACAAACAATATCAAACTTTTTACAGCCGTTTTATCAATTCCCTATTCAATCTCAGCGCAAATCAAGGCTACAATCTAAATCAAAATCCGCAAGTTTGGGTGCAAGATGCCCTGCGTCAAGTAAACTTGGGTAAAACTGCTCGAAGTCCCTGGGCCAACAGTGGGTATGATTTAACTCAACCAGCTGGTGCATATTGTTCACAGCAGGCAACAACCAGCACTTGGATACCTGCAACTGGCACTCGATTGGGACTCGCAGGTGCATATTATCCTCGCGTGTTTGTTGATACAACACAGCCAAACAATCCCTTGGTAATCCAAACACACGATGGTGCGGAAATAACCATGATTGACAGTGATGGATTGCCCTTAGCTGAGATTACAACAGGCGCAACTGCAACTAGCAATCCTGCATTGTTAAGTTCAGGAATAGCAGCAGCTTGGTTGCAGTTTGAACTCAACCTTTACAATAACCTGCTGCCAAAATACAGTAATCCTGACAATCAAGTTACATACAACATTACCACTCGCCTGCCCGGTAAATGGCGCACAAGTGATTACACCCGCGCTGAAATAATCCAAATACAACGTCCCATGTTTGAACGCTGGGCTGTTGCAAACCAAGTTAATGTGTCAGCAAACACAAGTTTTGATTTGAACGACCAGTTTAGCTTTAACTATCGCACAGTCCCTGATCTAAATGGTCAACCTGTGCCAGGTTATTGGCGTGGTATCTATCAATTGTTTTACGATACTGATCGTCCTGACATTCGCCCCTGGGAAATGTTGGGCTTTAGTCAACAACCCACATGGTGGACTGAAGAATATGGTGTATTACCTTACACAAACGGCAACACCAAATTATGGCAGGATCTAAGTGAGGGATTGATACGTCAAGGTAGCACTGCTGGCTATTGGCCTGCATGGGCACGTCCGGGACTGTTGCAGTGTATCCCTGTTGGCACTCAAGGTGAGCTTTTGCCTCCGCTTGCAGCTGGTATAGTTCAATATTTGCCCAGCACACAAGCAGCGGCAAGTGAATGGGATTTTGGTGACGGTGCTCCAGTTGAACAAGCATGGAGAAAAAGTCAAAGTCGCACATTTACTCAGGCATTTACAGGATATTTGACAAAACCCGCTGAGTTTGTTGATATCAACTGGGATGTTGCACGAACAGAAACTCTGTTTGCAGATACTCCCTGGCCGCAGTTTGTTTATACAGACACACAAACAAGAAAAAGCAGCGGAGAGTTCCTAGCACATAGAGAAAATCCCAGCTTGCTGAACCTACCTGCAAGTTTAAGTGAATATCAAACAACCACTTATTTTGGTAGCTGCGGATTACAGCATTGGTTCAGTGAATACTTGGTCAGCAAAGGACAAGATGTAACCAACTACCTTGGCAACGTAATACGAGGCACAGACGTCAATCTTGCCCACAAGTTCGCTGGTTATGTGCAAAGTGACACACTGCGAGTGTTAGTTGATAGTTTTGGTCAAGTGAACTTCAGCAGTCGTATTGTGCCTGCTGAAAATCGCAATGTCTACTTGTATAGAAGCGGTAGTATAGGTGAATATTTTTACAGTGGCGTTGTTGTACAGAAAGTAACTGGTGGCTACAAAGTATTTGGTTATGACAACAACAGCAGTGCCTTCACTGTTATTCCTCCTAACGTTGCTGGGCGTCGACAAGTGGAAACTCTCGGTAACTTGCGAGTGACATTTTGGCAACAGGGCTTGGATACAACAGAAACTGTGCTTTATGGAACAGTGCTTGAAACTCCTCAGCAAGTTGTAGACCTAGTAACAGGGTTTGGACGTTGGTTGACTGCCCAGGGTTGGGTTTTTGATAGAGTAAACGATGACAACGGACGCATAGTTGATTGGCAATATAGTGCCAGAGAGTTTGTTTATTGGTGCCAGGGATCTTGGGGCAACAACAACTTTATTGCTTTGAGTCCCGGCAGTAATCAAGTTACACTACGACGTCTAACAGGACAAATACAGTTTGTTCCCGGCACTATTAGTGGTGTTTATCCCATACTTAATAAAACAGGCACACCCATAGTTGAACGCAACTTGGAAACGCTACGTGAAGATACAGAAATAACCATTCGCCCCATAAACACTGATACTATTTTTGGAGCACGGTTGTTTGTCAACACACTGGAACATGTGATGATTTTAGACAATGTCACACAGTTCAACGACATAGTTTATCAACCTTTATTTTACCAATATCAACCACGAGTAAAGGTTTACACGCATAGAACACGAAATTGGACTGGACGTTTGGATGCGCCGGGGTATTTTCTTGTTCCGCAAGCTGGTAACACCTGGGCTTTAACCAGCAACTTTGATAAAACAGCCAAGGATTTCACCAGGTTTTTCAACATTGATCAAGCTAAACCCTATACTGTGAAAATAAATGGAACAACAGCACAACAAGAGTCAATTAACAGTCAAAGTGTAGTAACCAATCCTGTTTTGAATCGCATGGCTAAACATCAGTTTAGTTACCAACAACGCGATTATCTACGTGATTTGCTGTTGGAAGATGCCACAGAGTTTGAGTTTTTCCAAGGATACATCCGACAAAAAGGCACATTCAACAGCTTGGGCGCTATACTGCGAAACACTGGATTGATTCCTCAAGATAGCACATTTGATTACTTTGAAGAATTTGCCCTGCGTTTGGGACAGTTTGGTGGTGTAGCGGTCAACAACCTAGTGGAGTTTTATTTAAATCCACAAGATGTAACCAACACCATACAATGGATCAACTTGTTCAGTAGTGTTGATGCCGATATTCCCAGTGATGATGTATTGAGTATTACACCCGGTGACAGTCGTATTGTAACTCCTCCCACAAGTTATGTGACCAACCGTTTTCCTCTACGAGACAGTTATCAACCCCAGCCAGCTACTGATGTTCCCACAGCAGGTTACGTGCAACTGGGTGAAACATCTTGGCAAGTTTTTGACCAAACTGAGCTTGTGGCACTTTGGGACGACAAACTCGGCAGCACGCGCCCCGTTGCAGTAAACGACACAGTTTGGCAGTTCAGCACAGCATCTGGCAGTTGGACAGTTTGGGCGCTGCTAGACACTGGTTTGACAATTAATCGAACACTTAGCAGTCAAACAACTGCCAGCCCCACAACTGTGTTTGTAAACCAAAGCCTTACACTTGCCGACAACGATATCATTGTGTTGACATGTGTTCAAAACGTAGCTGCCTTGACTGGCACATTCACTGTCAGTGCTGTTGATGTCTCTGCACAAAGTTTTCAAATAGATATAAGCACTTTTGAAAACGGGCAAGGTGGTAAAATCTTGAAATACTACCCCATAAGATTTACCAACGTTGCTCAGCGCGATGCATTTGCCACAACAGAACCCCTGCCACAAGGGCTGCGTGTGTTTGTGGACCAAGGCGATCAAATAACCGGTGCTTGGACTGTATATGCACGCATTGGCACCACATGGTTGCCCATACGTAACCAAACACTCATGGTGGACAGCCAACTCATGCAAAGTTGTGTGCTGTTTACCAGTGCTTATAATCAACCCAGCACTGTGTTGCAATACTTTGATCCCATTCAAGGTCAAATACCCAGCTTGGCTGAACAAGAACTTGTTTACAAGCGTGAAAACGATCCTGCTCAATACAACAAAAGCATAAATGATGAAATTGACTTGCAGGATGATCAAGCTTGGGCTGATGAGCATGTGGGTGAAACTTGGTGGGACTTGGGCAGTGTGCGTTATGTGGATTATCATCAAGGTGATTTAAAATATCGCATACAGCATTGGGGCCAACTGGCTCCTGGCTCGGAAGTATCAGTTTATGAATGGATTCGCAGTCCAGTTCTGCCCACAGACTGGGCAAGTTTAGCAGCCGCAGGACAACCAGTTACTTTGGAAGGCGTGACTTTTATACCCAGCGGTGAAGTATATAACCCCAGCGCACCTAGTTGGTGTGAGCAAACAATCTATACCAGTGTGGGACGAGCACAAATATGGTATTATTTCTGGGTGAAAAACAGCACCATGCAACCTGCTGCGGCTTGGCGCCGACTGACCACACAGGAAATCAGCAATGTTATAACCAACACTGGCAATCAACAAATTCCCTGGTGGGCTGCTATCGATAGCACCAACTTGCTAGTAGCCAATGTGCGTAATAAGCTGGCTGGCAGTGCAAAAATACTGCAAGTTGCTTGGCAGGACGCCAGTGAAGATCCCACTGTTCACAGTCAATGGCAGTTGTTTAGACCCGGTGACAGTCGCAGTGTAATTCCTCAACAGTTTTGGCAACGTTGCATTGATAGCTTGCTGGGTTTTGACGGTTTAGGCAACGATGTTCCTGATTACAGACTTGCTGCACCACAACGCTTGGGTAACTTAGTTCGCCCCCGTCAAACATGGTTTCAGGATCCCATAGCAGCAGGCGCTAACTTTGTCACTGTAGCCAACGCTCTCATAGCAAACTTGGATGACCCTCTTGTAACCGATCCCAACAAGACAACTTGGCGCAACTACTTTTTCTCACAAGAACCCGTGCCTGACAGCAGCCAGTATGACTTTGTTGTGCCCACTATTGCAGATAGAGACCTATTAATACCTGATTTGTATTTGGGCGCACGAGTTTTAGTCACAGCAACGCCCTGGGCAATTTATCAATGGCAAGGTGACAACATTTGGAATTTGTTGCAGTTGCAAGCTTGGAACACTGAGCTTTACTGGCAATATGTTAACTGGTATGCCCAAGGTTACCTTGCCACAAGCACAATATCACAAACTGTGCCCTTGATACGCGATCTAGATGTTATTGATGGCACTACTGTGGAAATAGTTAAAGTGCTTAATGATGGAACTGGCAAATGGCAATGGTATGCCTGGCTGGACCAACAGTGGACTCTTGTTGCACAACAAGATGGCAGCATTGAAATCTTGCCCAGTGTTTACGACAACAGCTTGAACAACTGGTGTTGGGACCAAGCTGCTTTTGATAGCACATTATTTGATGCATCACCTGCACCTTGCTTTCAACAAATCATTCAGGGCTTGTTGGACGTTGTATTTGATGTTTTACAACAAAACACGTTGTTTACCAGCATGTTGAACTATGTGCTAAGTGAACAGGTGTTTGTGGATTGGTTGACTAAAACACGCTATGTGACTTTGCGTGGGTTTGGTGTGCCCTTGAGCACCAGTGTGTTGTATCAACAAGATGAAGTCAACAGTTTGTTGGCTTATGTAAATGAAATCAAACCCTACACTGCCAAAATACGTGAGTTTATCAACAGCAGAACTTTGCTTGATTCAGCATCGTTCCGTGTAACAGACTTTGATAAACCGCCCTATCTGTTGGCCAACGGCACAACTGAAATATTAGATGAAAACAACGCTCAACAAGCTGCTTACATGGCCAACTCAACTCGATATAAAGATTGGTTGGCTCAATACCAGTATCAAGCTTCAAGACATTTAATAAGACAACCAAATATCCGGGTGTATTTTGATCGTGTTAGCAGTGAAGCTTATGGTTGGGACTATGTTTGGGAAGATATAACTGGATTCTCTAAAACAGAAGACGGTGAAAACTGGGGGGCGGCGGCTCGCATACGCAATAGCTATCAGCCTCAACCACAAATGCCGCCTATTAGCGACATAAAAGAACTCCTACAAGCACAATACAAGGGACTAATACTGGACTCACTGCCCTTGAACTGGGGTGAAGGTTGGAACTCAACTCCTTGGAATCATTACACAGGTTGGGACAGCAACAGCGACAGCATTTATGATTATCTTGATGTAATCATCAGCGGTGGTGAAATACCTGAATACGATATATTCACTCCTGAAGCTGGCGGTAGCAGCAGTTTTAACTTGAGTTATATTCCACAAGGTCCCAGTCAGACTGTGGTGTGGATTGACAGTGCAATAGGTGTATATGGTCAAGATTGGATAATACCCAACTGGGTAACTCAAGCGCAACCAGTTGATCCTGGCTTGGGTTATGCTGTGGGTAATAGATTGTGGGTGACTGGAGGAACAAATCTTGTTCCTGCAGAACTGGAAGTTGCCACAGTAAATGGCACAGGTGGGATTTTAACTTTAACTGTAGTTGACCCTGGAGCATGGGACATTTGCCCACTAACTCCTGTTGCGTTAATACCCAAGCCCTATACTGGTGTAACAGGAACAGGTGCAAGTGTGCTTCCACAATGGGGCGGCAGACATTTGGAACTCACTGCACCTACAACCAACAAAGTATATGTGTTGTTCCATGGACAAACATTTAATGCAGCACCACTTGGTGAATATGACACTGTTTACGACGGATACAACTTCCTACAGCCAGATGTAAATGACAATCGTCCTCCCGAACTAGCTGTGGTTAGAATACCAGAAAGTCAAAAGTTTAATATATTCCAGCAACAGCAGGATGGATTTACTGTTGCCAACAAGATTTACACAACAAACAGTGCTGTAGTTCATTACAACTTGGGCGTAGTTCCCATTAACAACTCATCGGTCATTGCTTGGCAAGCTGGTAACTTGTTGACTGTGGAACAGGACTTTTTCGTCAACTATGCAACTGGTAATTTTGTTTTTGTCAATCCTCCAGTTGCAAACGAACAACTTGTTACATGGAGTTTTGGGGGAACAGGTGCTGGAATCACTACTCGCAGTGTAAAGATTGATAATCCTGGATCAGGATATTTTTCCGGCAACATAATCTATCTACAAGAGATTGATCCCAATATTGATTGCCGTCTCACAGTTACAGCAGTAGCAGCACAAAATACTCAAATACAAAACTCTGGAAACAACTATGTAGTTGGTGATTTGATTTGGCATGATGTTTCCACTCCAGCTCCTGCAATATGGCAA